ATCCCAAATGACCGACAAGCGACGTGCCGTAAAATCCCGAATGGCACCAAAACTTTTGTCGTTTAGCGTCGTGCGATCCAAGCCGACAAGCTGGCAAACAGAAGCAAGGATGTCGCTAAACGGGACGGTCTTCATTTGTAAACGGTGCGACTACGAGGAGACAAGGAAGGCACCCATCCTACACTGATTTCCTTAGTGCCGCCACTGTTTACTTTGCACTGCGGGTTGTCGCGGAAGAACTCATGCCGGAACTGCTTGTCATCCCAGCAATCGTATCCGAGCTTGCTGCCCCAGAAGTGAAACGCTTCACCGGGGATGCTGCCAATTTTCTGGCCGATCCCGTTGATGGCCTTGTGGCGCATCTGGGTGTACTTGGCAGCCTGTTTCGACTTGATCTCGGCGTTGACGCGGCTCATCTGCCAGCCACGCCGAAACTCAGCTTCCAACTGCGGAACAAGACTAGGATCTACGTTGAGCATAAAAAGTTCTCTGTCTCTCCAGAGCGTCACACCACTGCGGCGACCGAGAAGTCCCAGTCCGTGCACCCCGGCATGGAGCCAGAGGCAGGTGTCGCGTTTTGATTTACGCCCCAGATTCAAGTTCTGTCAATTCTGACAGGCTTTACAAACTCTGCGCTTGCGTAAAAGTAATCGTCTCTCCGATTAGTCGCACCACTTCAAGAAACGCTTTTGCGTCGGGGCAGGTGTCGCCGTGGAGGTCAGCCTAGGAGCTGAAGTCGAACTTGCCAAGGCCAAGCGGATTTCCAACCACCAGACCACAGACGGCTTCTACCACACGGGCAGGGCCACCACCGTAGTCGGGCAAGGACTGTACCGCAGCTACGTTCCCACCGTAACGAACTTCGATGAGATCCATGTTCAGCACCAGCCCCTTGAACGGAGTGGACGTCCATGCGCCACTGGCAATCGTGCCAATGAACACCGAAGGATGCAGCTTCACCGTGCCGAAGTCGCCTTGGAACACATCCACGGACTGGATGTAGGTTTCCGCAGCGGCATCACGCTGGAAGGTCTGCACCTTGGTCGCTCCAGCTCCCGTCACACCAGCCGTGCTGGTCGTGGTCAACTGGGTCGTGCCAAGCAACGCGGTAAACGCACGCTTGAGGTCGGTGCCGACGATGGCGTCGTAGCTCTTGTACTGGCCGGTCTGGTCGTAGATCGACTTCAGCAAGCCCTGCACAGCCGTGTCAGTCAACCCGCTGGACGCGCCAGTCAGGATGCTGTTGGAGGGCGTGCGGAACGCCGCAGGGATGTCGCCAGGAGTCGGCGTGCCAGTTCCAGCGGTACTGATCCACGTCTGGATACCAGCCGTGAGGTAAGGCACCGAGCCGTTGTCCTGCTGTGCAGTCTGGTTCGAGCAGAGAGTGACCTCGATCGAGCGTTTGCACTGGAGAATCGACTTGCTGACGTTGTAGGCCAACTCGTCACGCACTCCGGCGACCTGAGCGATGTCCTGCGTCAGCTTGGACACGCGCACAGCGTCCATACGGAACACCTGAGCGTAGTTGGCGAGTTCAGCGCGGTAGCCCACATCCCAGTTGGTGTAGGAGGAGACGTCCGTGCCATCGACAGTCCCGCCGACCTTGGGAGCGGGATTGGAATCCGCCTGCCAGCGGAAATACATGTTGCCCGGTTTCGACCCTTTGCGGGCCATCGACGTGAAGGGCGTATCCTTCGCGTCAACGAGGGCGATCATGTCCATGAGGTCTTCGCGTTTACCGCGACCGGAGAGATTAGGTTCAGTTAGAGCTGCCATAAGAAACGATTGGTTAGATTTTGGTTGCAGGGTTTACACAAACCCCTTTGCTTTCAACAGGTTACTCAATCCATCTCGATTTGAAGGATCTTGCAAAAACGCTTTGCTTACTCGAGCGTCTTCCTTCGGCTGGGCCGGAGGTGCTTTGACGCTGGGTTGAGCAGGAGCGCGTTTGATTGTCTGCTGTGGTTTGGACGTCCGTTCTGTGAACGACTTCATCCCTTCCACAAACAAGCCAACCAGATGCAAGTAGTCTGGCCTGCGTTTAATCTCGGGAAACTCTTGCAGCACACTTTGCGCTGCTTGATATTCCTGAGTCTCAGGCTTGTTGAGCCATGGAAAGTTTTGCACGATCTTGGCAGATGCAGACTGCTGCTCTTGCAGGTATCTGTATCGTGCCGGAAGCTCGATTTCCTTGTTGCGTAAAGCGACCATCTTCATGGTTCTGACCTGTTTATCGGTCAACTCCACCATTTGGCCATCCGGGCCTTGGATTTCTCCGCCGTCCGGGTTTTCTTCACACCACATCAGAACGTCCAGTGCTTGCTTGTACTCCGCCTCAACCTCTGGGATTGAGTTTAGAGCTTCCACTTTGCTGGAAAGCTGTGTTTGCTTTGGTGCAGCAGTCAAAGACTTGGTAGCCTCCAACTCTTTTTGCATCGCAGCCAGCTTTGCTTCCTGTTCTTGCAACTTTGCCTGGGCGGCCTTCTTCGCAGCAACCAATTTGTTGATGCGTTTCTGGACACCGCGACTCAACTGACTTGCGTCCTCCTCTTCGTTGGACTGATCGACTTCGTCTTGGACTTCAGATTCAGTGTCCGAGGATTCCTCGACAACTGGCTCTTCAATCTCTGACTCGGTCTGCTGCTCCTCTTTGGCTGGAGCCGCCCCTTCCTCGTCAAGGAAGTTGTTCTTGATGAAGTCTGTTAGACTCCGCTCATCGAACTTACCGAGGTTGTCTGCAACGGGTACATTTTCTCCCTCCTGAGTCCCGGCCTCAGGCTGTGTGTTTGTGTTTTCCATGCTGGTAAGGCAGCAAGCCCTTTATTGTTTCAGACCAGTAACGCTGGCCAGCCCGTTAGTGGCTTTATGCCAAATCTTCGTTAGGTGTCAAACCATTTAATTGTCTAGCGTCTTGTCTAAATTGTACAAGTGTTGACAAAACTAAATTAATGCCATCAGCACAACCACATGCATGGATGCGATCTTCACCCTTTGTATCCTTGCTAATTGCAACTAGCCACTGCTGTTGTTGCATAGCTTCAATTAGCTTAATGGTCTCAGTCCACGTTACGGACTTACCGGCAAACCCAAAAGCGTTCTTTTGATCGTCCGTCATTGCTGTTGAGATACAGGTGTTACACCAATCCGGCCAATCTGAGCGTTCTGCTGCTGCATCATGCTCATCTGAAGGTTCTTGACGTAGTTGTTGAACAACGCTTGGAAGTTGGGATCCTGCTGAAGAGCAGCCTGCGCCTTCGGGTTCGCCTGCATGATCTGCTGGGCGTACTGGAGCTTGGTCGGTGCAGCAGGATCGTTCTCCTGATACAACGCCTCGTTCCCGAGCAGCATCATGCCGATGTCCGACTGAACGTCCTTAAACATCTGACGGCTAGCATCCTGCGGGTTTAAGATGAGTTCCTTGGCTACCTCTGGAGCAATGGCTTGGATCATCATCTCGGTAAGTTTGTTCCGGTTAAGAACGCCGCCAGTGTCCATCTGGGCCACCTTGGTCAGGAAGTCGATCTTCTGAGCAACGTACTCCTTATCAAGGTCGTTGATGTCGAACTTAACCGAGAGATCAAACTCGTTGTGGATCTCGGACAAGTTCTGCGGCAGTTGACCGTTCGTGATCCGCTGGATCTCGGCAGGCGACATGAACTGGCAGCAAAGCGAGAACATCTGCCGGAAGATTGTGCGCCATGTAAGCAACCACGTGTTGACCAGCATCTGCTGTGAAAGCTGGGTCTTCCGGGGATCAACGCCAGGGTTCACCGTGCCGAAGTACGCAGCGTGGTTTGCTTCCACTCGTTGGATCAACTCGAACGCCACGGTAGGCTGGCGAGCCGGAGGATCCATGAAGGTGTAGTCGGTCGGACTGACTACCGGCAACTGAACTCCTGGGCCAATCTTGTTGATGGCACCGATCCGTTTGACAACCTTGATGGGCGGCAGAGTCGAGAATGCTGTGTGATCTCGGATCGAGTCGTGCTGGGCTTTGACTTCGTCTTGGTCAGTCGATGCCAACTCTGGAACGCCCCGAGTGTCAAAAATAGCCCTGCGAATGCACTCCCGACGAAACTCAACAAAAGGATACTCTCCATGCGCGTAATCGAGTCTTTCATGGATGGCGTAAGAGATCGTTTCTCCGCGGTGATCCACGGCTGCCTGCGGGCAAATCACCGTGTAGTAGATGCACGGAGCTGCACCATCCAAACTCTTGGTGTAGCAGTACACTACCTCGATCATGTTCTGGTAGTTAACACCGTTGTACACCAGAAGCTGCGTCGAAGGCAGCAGGTTCATGTTGTACAGGGTGCTGCTCTTGCCAGCCATCTGCACTGCCAACTCCACCCAATCCTTGTTCCAGCCTTCAGTCGTGATTTTTTCACGGATCTCGACCTCAGACATCCATGTCCGGCGGAAAATCACCCGTGAACGCTGCAAATCGGCAGTTTCCGGCGGGAAAAGCACCTCATCCCAAGGCTTGAGCGCGATGATCTCAGGCAGGTTCTTGCTGACGTACTCCTCATCCTTGGACGTCACGCCAGTCTCTGCCAACTCTTTGACCATGCGCTTTGCTTCACGCAACGTCAGATCCGGGATGGCCGTCTGAATGATGATGGCGGCTTCTTCAGCCTGCTGCATGATCAGTTCCGGCAACTGCATCAGTGTTGGGCTTTCAGATTGCTGGGCCAAAGCAATCACTTCATCCATCGAAATGGGCTGAGAACGCTTACTGATGTTCTGTCTCCACCCAACAAAGAAAGCTGTCCAACCGTACTGGAAAGCGTACTGCGCCCCAAGCTCTGCCTCACGCCGCAACTCAAGCGGCATCTTATTGTCGCGAATCCAATGCAGGAGGGTCGTCGCAATCCCACCCAAGGTCATGTCCTGCATCTCCGTGGGGCTGGCACGAATGATTGCCCGTTCAAACGCAGTAACAAGCAACGAAGAAAGCTCGTTACAGGTGCTATCAATCAACCTGTTGCGAACATCGCTAGCACCTTCAAAAGGCCACGCTGGGTCTCCATCGTTGCGAAGATTACTGTGTTTCTTGCCGTCGTCGCTTTGGCCTGCCCAGCGGGCAAATCGGATGTCATCGAACTTCGTCGTCAGGTTACCCTGCGTCGAGTTGATCATTGCCCTGTTGTATTCGCTCAACAGATCGCCAACGTCAGGAACATTAGTGGCGATTGCCAGTTTGTCTGAGGAAGCTGAATACATACCCTGTGCAGTTGTTCAAAAATTAAACACTTTGTCAATAACTACCACACTTGGCCATCTGTGCCATCTGTTTCTTCCATTGATCGCCTCCGTAGTGTTTCGGCTGCATCACCACTAGGTACCCCAAAGCGTCAATAGGATCCTTACAGGCGCCTTTCTGGCCATCGATTCCCGTCCATTCCCGGAGCGAATAGATCAAGTTCTGGCAACTCTCATGCACCATCAGCTTCGGATGATTCTTGCCTAGTTCCACAGGTTGTTCCCTGTCGTAGCACAGTAAGTCGTTGATAATTAGCACACGTTCGTCCACGGTGACCGCTGCTGACGGCATAAAGTACAACGGGTTACTGGCAGTAGCAATCATGTCAAGCAGTGTGATGCCGCCTTCCTTGGTAATAGCCTCCGATCCTGCGCTTCGAGGGTCGATGTACCGTTCAGCGATCTCTTCGGCTTTATCGTCGTGAGTCTCAAGCATCCAGATTAGTTCCGAGTACTCGTTCACACCTCTGCCCGCTCCAGCTCGTTGTGCAGGCCCAGGTTTACCGTCCGGTTTCTCGCTGGGCAGTGCCCACTCGCCGTAGCTTTGATCCGGCCACTCCCGGTAGATCCAGATCACTCCATGTGTGTCTACCCTTGCCCAAAGCATGAACCAGTTTCGTGCGCCTGCCGGGTCAACCACCATGTAGTTGGTGCCTTCTTTGGCAGCATGCGTCACCGGTTCATGGAAGATGTTGACGTCTCCAAAGAGCGGGAACTGACTGCCAGCGGTCTGATCCGCCCAGCCATAGGCTCGAATCTTGATGTCATGGGTGCTCTTGCCGCGAAGCTCTTGCTTCATCCGATCCCAGTTGTTGTAGGGATTGAGCTTCGAGTGAAACCAGATGACCCCGTGCCGACCGTACACGCTCTCAGCCTTGTATGGCATGTGACCGGCAGGGACGTTGACCACGTTCTTCTGTGGCAAAAGCTCTGACTCTTTGGTCTCAACGAACTTCGAGGTCGAGATGAACTCTTTAACCACCTGTGTGTAACCTTGCACCGGGGTGAACGTGACCAAGAGCTTTCCGTTTCTCGTCACCAACCGATATCGAAGCGTCTCGAGCCAGTCGCTGGGCACTAGCTCATCGCACCAGACCATGTCCACCTCGCCACCTTCGACCACCTTAATGTCCTGGCTATAGTTGAGGAACCAAATCTGGTTCTTGTTGTAGACTGCCGTGTTGTCGGTGAACCCATTCTTCTGGGTAAAGCTCAACTGGACTTGAGGCGACCGCTTTGCCTCTTTCAACTCCTTTGGCAGGTACTTGTAAAACACCCCCTGCTGCATGGCCACACTGGTCATGTGACTTTGATGGAGGCACCAAATGTTCAGCCCTCGCTTTCCAACACGTTCCTTGATCCAGCCAGGCATGTTTGCAGCCAGATCCATCCCAACGAACATCTGAGCCACTCGTTTAGCTGCCCACTCCGTCTTGCCTGCCCGGTTACCACCCAGCACCAAGATTTCGTTGAAACGGGAAAGCAACTCGTCTGCATCCGGCCAAGCTGTCAATTCCGCTCCGTACCGATAAGGATCCGTCTGCTCCGCTCGAATGCGCTGTTCTCTTGCAAGAAACATCCGCATGGTCTGCTGCAAGCCGACATTCGCAATCATGGCCAACCGTTGTTCCTCCGTTGGGCACGGAAACACAGGATGATCCTGCATCGGGAACTTCAGCACCTTTTCCGTCAGCTTTTTCTCGTCGATTTCAATTTTAGGCGTTGACTCAGTCTCCATTTTGTACGATTCTATTTCCCGCAAGCCTATAGCTTGCCGCGTACCTCCTGCGCAACCTGAAACATCGGACGCACGAGCGACTCAATGGTTCCAGCTATGCCTCTTGAGCTGGATTAAAAATCTGGGATGGTCTCAAAATCTCAGAGTGCTGACAGTCAGGCCGCGAGAGAGCCAAGCAGATCCTTGAACGGGTAGCCATTTCTGCACGACTGTAATGCGACACGACACAGCGACAACTATACGGATCGTTCGTTTCTCAAAAGCGTAGTACTCCCCCAAGATAGGCAGTAATGCTGAGTCTTGGGGGTACTATGCTCTCCTCCAAGCTCTTCCTACCGGATTGTTGTTTCTCTCCGGTTACTAGGAGAATAACACAGAAGTAAGGTTATAACACAGATTACCGGAGAGAAAGACAGGGAAAGAACCTAGCTAGAACCTAGCTAGAAAGAAAGATTCTAGAGAAAAAAACGACTTCGACCCTGTCATTTATACGGTACCCACTGTTGCTTTTACGACCATAACGCCATTCTTGACGTTGATCGTCTGACCTACCTTCGGCGTCTTCTGTCCGACAAACACCTTCCCGACTGTCGTCTCGACGTACCGAGGATTCGGGTACTTCCGCGTCACTACAGCTTCCCCATCCAGCTTGTCGTTTGCTGCGACTGGCTCTTCGCTGCGCTCAGGCAGTTGTGCCGGGGCAGGCGTATCATCTGATACCGCCGCAACGTGACCATCCAAAATGTCACTACGAAACGCCACTCGCGTACCTACCCGGATCTTGTGCCGCACATAATCCCGGCCCTCCACATAGTTCTCCAACCGGTACGCAGCACCCAAAACCTCGCGCATCTTTTTCTCCGAAATGCTAAATTTCATTTTCGTCTCCATACAGTGTTCAATTTTTGTACACGCTCAATATTCCTACGACCACAAAAAAACTGGGGACTGACAGCGTCACAGCACCGTCAACTCGCTCACGCAAGCGGCAACATGCCATCCCCAGCCTCTTTCTCCCGATACCTTAACGATACCTTGCCACAACGCTCCACAATGCCCGTACACCTGTCAACAGCAGAGTGCCGCAACCGTCCAACAGGGGGCGCACAACAGGGCAGCCGTCAGCAGGGAAGGGCTTGCATGCGAGGGGCATTCTAGTGGGGGGGATGCGTCGCCAACTCAGCTCTCTCCAGGCCTCGAACCCCCTCCCCCCC